GTTTTCGGAATTCCAAGTTGACCAGCCAGCGCCATTCCCTGGTGATATCAGTACTGCCACCTGGCCATTGCGAATCAGTTTGTTCACTTCAAGTCGCCTTTGAGTGTGTGCCAAACCACAGGATCACATCCAAGATAGATGCGGTATTTCACATTGTTACGCCAGCGTGTGAATTCGTTGACCCGGCGTTCTACAAAGTTAAACATTGAATCACGAAACCAAAACGGATTCAGTATGGCCGCAATCATGGCAATGGCCAGGGGTGGCATGACAACCGCCACAGTGACCCAGTGGAACGTCATAGCACGATAGAATCGGCCACCTTCAGGTGTGAGTGTAATTTCTTTGTTCATCGTTGCACCCGTTGGCATTCAAAAACGCCGGGAAACATCTTGTTCTCCCGCACCAACTTATCCATGTACGCAACCATGGAAGTCTTGGTCTTTTCGCAGTCCTCTAGTTCTCTAAACTGACTCATGCGCTCTATGTGAAAGCCTGGAATCCCAGCCTGTGTTGTGACTAAAAATGTAAAGATTAGTTGGTACATGGTTCAAATCCTAAATTGTTTGCGTATTCTCGAACGGTGGGTGCCCCGTTTAATCCGTCTTCGTCTGTGAACACAGGATCACTTGTATGAGTATAACCATCATAAAATGAGATAAACCAAGAGGGCTGGCCATAACTCACACAAGGCGTAGCCTGTCCCACCCGCCGACCATTCACATATGGTGGCCGATCAATGCTTATTAGATACTGACTAACTTGGTTCATAGTACACTTAGTCCATCAAACTGTAAAGTTTTTCTTCCCAATAAAATTCATAACTTTGGCACTGCTCGGCTACTCGTCCCACAAGGCTGGCACGTTGTAGATAGGTTCTACTTGTTTTTGCCGCCTCTAATTTGGCAATCAGCGCATCGATGTCTGCATTCATACGCTCGTCAAGTGGTGTTAGTCTCATAAGATTTCCTTACATGTATCGGTTGATGAACCAAACTTTGATTGCAAAAGTAATGGCCAGGAATAAGAACATTTCAATCATGACGTTTCCTTAATCTAAACGGCTACCAGCGTAGGCAGAGAAGCCGTATTTCTTGAACACATCAGCCGCCGCTTGGGCACCTGCTTCCAGGGTGTCTACGTTTTGCACGTACATGTTGGATGGGTTCCAGATTTGGAAAGCGCCTGTGTGGCTCTTGCTCACACCTGCTTCTTTGAAGGCTTTACCAAGTTTTGTATTACCTTTGATACCAAATATGTCAACCCAGGCAAAGCCACAGGCAAACTGATCTCGACCGTTTAATTTTTCTTGGAAGAAACGTTCAGCGGCCTCACGAGCGGCTGACTTGGCTTCGGCTACGATTGTGTCTACTTTGACACCGTTTACTGTTACTGACATTTCAGGCTCCTTTTTAGTTTCTATACAAGTATTATAACAAATCGGTAATTATTGGTCAACCGCTTTCACCCGCACATCGGTGTTGAGTGCAGGTGTATACTTTCGTATTAGTTCACGCTCTAGTTGATGTGCTTCGGTCTTTCCACGCACAATGTCAACGATCGCAAAGTTCACAGCCGACTCACCAGCGCCACGAATTGCTTCGTACAGGCGCCAAGATTTGTCTTCTGTGCGTGAGCGATAGATGTGCTTGTTGATGCGTGAGCGCAGGCTCATCGTGATTGTGCGTTGAGTTTTTGCTGTAACACCAATGTAGTACTCCAAACCAATTTGGATGAAGTAAACAATGTGTGTACGGTCCACTCGTTTTTTGCGTGATTGCTTTTTAAGTTCCATACATGTATTATAACCGAAATTGCTTTTCTGGTCAACCAAAAAGTAGTACTACAAAAGTACTACTTTTTAGGGTTACAAAAGTAGTACTTTGGGTTTAACTATAATTTTCCAGAAACCGGCTCAAGTCCCCGTACAAGTTAGCCAGCAAGGCCTCGCGACTGCCGTAGAATTCAATCCAGGGCCGGCGTCGATCGGCTTTGAGAAAATATGGATCATGCAGTCGTTGGTCCAACATGACCAACAGTCGTGGTGTGAGTTTGTCTGGATTGATATCAAAGTGATAACTCTCCACACCCAACTGCCGCATGACGGCATACCCTTCTGCGGTTAGCCGTAGTCCTGAACCATCTCTCTTGTTCTGCCACCAGTCACGCATGGCCGAACGGATGCCAGGACGGTCATCAGGTTTGAGTTGAGAAATTAAGGCCTGTGTGATGGCAAGTTTATCTCGCATTGGGATAGATCTTATCCCCACTCTTGAGCAACACCACAGTGAACTTGTCGGTCTTGAACTGTACGTTGAGTTTGCGAGCCAAGTTAATGGCATGACCACTGTTTGAGAAACTGACCTTTTTGTACTTGGGGCCAGGATACTGAGTCAACAGGTTGGCAGTTTTGAGATTGATCGGTTGACTGTCAAAGAACACCGCCCAGATGCCTTCGGCCGCAAGTACCTGTTCCGTCTTGTAGGTCTGCTTGTTGGTGTGCTCAATCAGCACCTGTGGCTTGGGTCTGCTCATTCATTAAACTCCTACATTTATTTATCCCAAAATATACGTAGTTTTAGAAGTCCTTGCCAGCCACTTCTACGGTAATCACAGACTCCTGTTGTAGTACCTGAACTTGAGACTGTAAGTTAGTGACAACCAACAACAATTTGGTTATATCGGCATGCAGATCCTTGGCATCTCGCATGGGGATTAGGAAGTCTCGGGCATTGCGACTTTCATGTGCTTTGATGTTGTCTATAAATCGGTTTATGTGTAGACTCATTGTCGCTTCAAGAATGGTTTCAAGTTGGGTGGTTCCCAACCTGTTGGTTTTAATACCTTGCCGTCTGCACGCTTGCGAACCTTGCTAGTTTCACGATCAATCTTGGCAAAGTTAGTTTGCATGACTTCTTTCCAAGCACCTTCGGCATCAAAGCCTGCTGAATGAATAGCACCAATGGTCACTACCAAGATATCAACTAAAGCATCTAATACTTCCACATCATCGTTTGCTGCCAATGCGGCTAGCAGTTCTTTGTGTTCTTCTTCAATGAGATTGCAGTACATGTCGAACAGAGAACCCATTGGTCCATCAACTGATTGATCACATGCCCGCATAAATTTTTCTTGATCACGGAAGGGGTTCATTACGTGCCTCGTCTTCAGTATGGAAAGGACCTTGGTAAGCATAACGCTCCAGGGTAATAAGTTTAGGACTCTGTGAGACTGCCCAGGTCTTGCGTTGACGCACTTGATACCAGCCAGCCGCGAACCATGACTTTGATTTGCGTTTCTTGGTAAACAAGGGCAGGCCTTGTTGTACGTCCCAAACAGGATTGTATACTCGACTGCCCGATGGGTAGCCTTGTACTTGATAACTGGCTGGCTCCCGGTTGGGCTTGTTGCCAATGGCTTCAAACTCAATGTTTGCTCGTTGCCGAATCATGTTGATGGTCTTGAAACTGGTGATCTTGTTATCAATTTTCACAGCGTAACCATCGTCGGTGGCCTCTATGTTGCCGATCTTACGATCGTCCTGTTTTAGTATCCAGAATTGATTATCAACTACTGGTTTGGCTATGATGTTCATCTAAGTGTCCTTTGTAAGTTTCGTTGAGCCAGCGAGCGTATTGTTCTGCTGACTCTGAAAGTTTGTTCAATTCGTATTTGCCACAAAATTTCATAAATCTCACTCCCACCTGTCCCACGTCCTTGTGACTGATCTGGTCGTAAATGGCCATGTCTACCTTGTGCTTGATCTCCGCAGGCTGTGCGGTAAGATCAACCAAGGTACAGTTGCGTTCGTAATCATCTTTCACACGATGTTCCGTTCCGTTGTGGTCGGACCAACGTTGGAGCATGAGGTTGTTCCACGCATACCCTTTATCATTGCGATCCGCGTAGGCTTCACGGAGACCAACTTTATTCTTTGTGCCTTTCTCACGTACTCCCGGATAAGCACTAAACACATTGTCGGAGGAGTCCCCACGCATACACTTCTCAAATAACAGCCAGGCTGGATCTGGGATCGTTTTTGGCTGTTTAGTTTTTTTATCAATGACCTGTCGACCTTTAGCATCAAAGATTCCTTCCAAGGTGTGAAGTTCGTCGCTTATACCATTGTACTGGCTGACGTTGGGGGCAAGCAGTTGTATGAAGTCTGTGTCCGAACTGATGATGTAGTGTTCGTCCAGGGGATGCAATGCAATCCAGCGAGCAATCACATCATCTGCTTCGGCCTCTGGGTGACGTATCACGCTACAGTTTGTGTTGTCACTCAGATATTTAGTCAGGCTATCAAACGTCTCCCAGAACAACTGATCTTCTTCTTTTTCAGTTTCTGTCAAGGCGGCACGGGCCACAGCACGATTCTTCTTGTAAGGCTCATAATAGTCCTTGCGCCACGAACGTCCTTCCAGTGCGAATACCACGTGATCTGCTTCAAATTTGCGGTGTACCTTGTTGATACTGCTCATCACAATGTGTAACGCATAGCCTACCTTTTCCCAAGGGTCTGCGGCACGAAAAGCCGAATGACGGGCACGAAAAAATGTGTTAGCAGTATCAATCAGCAAGTATCGCATGTTTAAACCAAGTTGTTGTGTTTGATGTAGTTTAACACATGTTCCGCCCAAAAGCAATGGGCAGCCTCACCAAAATGCCAGGAATCTGGGCGCACCGTGGGGAAACCACCGTTTCTTAGTACTCGATCGTAGGTGTTATCCGGATCATAAGGTGCCATATAGTTCACACCCCAGTCGTGAGGATTTGCTACACCTGAGAAATCTGAATTGCCATTAAAGAACACATGCCGAACATGATTGAGTTGGAGTTCGCGATGAAATTGCCAAATTTCGCTGTGTGCGTGTTGCCTGACTTCGGCCCAATCTACATCAGATACAAATCGACGATACCGATCTTGTAGATCAACAGGCACATCATCTATGCCTGACGCATTCACTTGATACCATGTGTTATCATGCAGCCACTCTTGTCGTTCCCAAGTGGACCATTGTATAACAACCAGGGTGTCTCTTAGATTGTCTTGTTGTTGCAACCATGCTCTTGTGGTACGCATGATTCGAGCATTACTCGAAGCACTTTCTGCGTCACAGTGCAATATGGCTCTGAGATGATTGGCTAGTTCGCAACCCCAACTCACACGCTCATTATCTGGATGTGGCCTACGACCCAGTCCATAGTACAAGCCATCATCTTCAGCAAAGGCATAGGAGTTTACTGCTTCGGCAGCGGCAGTATGACTGTCACCGTTGACGTACAGTATCAAGAGACCTCTGTGCGTCCGTCACCAAGATCGGTTGATCGAACATAAATGCCTGATTTCTTTATGGCTTCTTCTTGTTCCCATGTTTCCATCACAACATGGCGGCAAACATTTTGGAACCAACGGTCCACAATCTCTGCATCTGTGTCTTCTTTTTTGATTTGATATCCTGCACGAATAAGATTGAATATAAACTTGTCATTCCAGTCCAATTCAAATGCACCTTGGTGTAAGTTTTCAGGATCAATATCCATACTCAAGATTGCCACCCAAGGCTCGCCACGTTCGGTAGCCAGTTGCTTTTGAGTCTTGACGGGTTCCTTGAGTTTGGATTCGGTCTTGACTTTTGGTGCAGGCTCGGGCTTTTTCTTAAACCAATCACGTATCGCCATTAGGTTCCCCATTCGTTTTTAAAGAGAAGAACTTGAAGTCGATCACTGTACCGCCATCCTTTTCGCATGGCCATTTCTGCCACTGCACGATTGTTAAGGGTATACACCCGCTCAACACCACCAACAGGCATGACATAAACAGGACCTGTAAAGCCTGCTGTGCGATACTCCTCAACTGCTTGTTCTGCATCTGCCAAATCCTGTTCTGTTGCTACTACCAGTTTCAAGTAAGTATAACCAACTTGTTCATACTCACATACTACTTCTGGAACGATGGCTTCAGACCACTTCTCACCTGATCCTGGAAGTTTAGCACTGACTGAAAATGTAATTTCACGTTGTGCTCTCCAACGTTGTAGATATTCTTTAAACTCTAGAGACAACGGTTGAGTACCATTGGTTTCAAATGTGATTTCTTTGAGACGATGCATGCTTGCATGATCTAGCAAGTCTGGATAAGCACGTTGCCATCCTAGCAACGGTTCACCACCTGTGATCACAAGATGCTCATCTTCCCAACGACGATGTGGTAGTATCTGCATGATACGATCAACAATAGCGTCAGTTTCCAGCATGGGACTCAAATCTTTGAATCTTGGATCCCACGACGCATAACTGTCACAACCCGTTGATACCAATGGCAGTTCGTTATAGTCTTGGAATTCAACCATGCGTTCTGCAATAGCATCACGCTCCATACTCATCTCGCCACGTGGCATTCCAAAGCCCCCACAAGTGAAGTTACAGCCAAAAGTTCTAAGGAACACACTGGGAACTCCCATATATCTGCCCTCACCTTGTATACTGTAAAACAGTTCTGCTATTTTAAGTTTACTCATATTTTCTTTGCTTTGATTAATAAGTGCCAACCTAGGTATTCTTTCACAGCCTCACGCATCTCTTCTGACATGGCTGCGAACCAGGGTTCCAGTTCATAGATACCTTGTCGGTACTTGGGTACATTATACATGAAACAGTGTGCTTGTCTAATCCTTAGGACCTCAAATTTGCCATTTAACAGATTGTAAATATCTTCATTTGAATAGGCTTGGGCATATGGACAACCGGCTTGTGCTTCAAATTGGTCTAGACCTTTTCGAATCATAGCATACTTCCAGGAATTCTTTGCGTATACCAACATTCTAAACTCGCCATCAACGTCTAATGCGTTATGGATGTTGCCAAGACAAGTGGTCATGTCTGGATAGTGATGTAGCACACCACATGAGTATACAAGGTCGAACTTGCCCAAGGCAGCCATACTTTTGGTATTAGCCGCATCCATCACATGAAACTCGCCTTCTAGGCCAAACAAGTCAAAACGCTGACGGCTCATGGCCACTGATTCTGCCGAAAGATCAATGCCCACATATTCGGCACCGTGACGCACAAACTCCACAGCATCTGATCCAATGCCCGATCCTACTTCCAACACACGTTTACCACGCCATTGATGAAACCCAGCGAAGTCACGTAGATGTGGTTCTACGAAATATCTGCGCTCGCTTATTTCGTTCCAGTATTGTTCTGTGCCTAATTCTGCTAAACTGTGTTTGACATTACACGGTTGTGTGTTCCAGTAATTTTTAATACGGTCAATCAGTTGATCATTATTCACGTTAGTTTGTCCATTGTTTTAGTCGTTTGTGCGGGTCGGCAAGATTCATCTTGCACCAGATATCGTAGTCATTACCCTTGTCATCCTTGCCTTCAATACCCCATTTGAAATGATTCATGTCGTGCCCTAGCGGTGCAAGATGTTG